TGTAGCCGGAGGCTCGGGTGTAGCCGTGGTGTTCGACGTGGGTGGCAGCCGTCTGGATGTCACCGGGGTCGAAGATGTGCGCCTGGGCCGAACCGGTGGCCAGGTAGTGCGTGTGCGTGGTGCCGTCGAAGGTCGTGCCCTCCCAAGGCGGAATGGGCGAGCCATCCGCGTTGTAGAGCGCCGTCACGACGTAGTCAGCACCGTCGATCGTGGTCTGCCGGTTCGCGTTGTTGAAGAGCGCCTTCATCACCTGCTGGAACTGCAGGTTGTTGTCGGCCTCCATCACGTTGCTGAGGATGGAGTCCAGCTGCCCCTGTGACGCTCCGGCCGACTGGCTCGGACCACCGGCGAGGAACTGGAACGTGTACGCGGCCCGAGTATCGAACCACTTGAACGGGAATGCCCGGGAGAGCGGCTGCGGAGCCGGACGGATACCAGACGGGATGCCGAACTCTGTCGACTCCTCGAAGGCTTCCTGGCCGGGCTGCACGATCTCGTCGATAACCTGGTTCACGCTGTAGCTGAACAGGTCGATCAGCGGCTGGCGCTGCTTGTTGAACTCCGCGAGAGCTGCCTGGTACTGGTCCCAGATCTTGTTGAGATCTTGCCCATCCCGAGTGCGGGTGAGGATGTCTCCTGAGGTGTTGTACCCCTTTGCCATTAGCTATCTCACCCCTTTCTCAGGTGGTAGCGGGTCCAGTACGGACCACGAGACGGGTGGCACGGGCCACGGTGATGCCGACTGCGACGCCGGACGCGGCGGTGTCGTCCACCGTCCCATCGGCGTGGGCGAAGACCGGGAGGCCGAGCACGAAAGCGGTGCCAGCCGTCTCGGTCGCGTCCTCGATCTCGCCAGCGGTCATGACGTCGATCGGCTCGCCAGCAGCCATCGTTCGCACGGCGCAGATCAGACCGGAGATCGCTGTGATAGCCGGTCCGCCGATGAGCGCGCGACCCGAGCTGTCGATAGAGACAGCGAAGATCTTGCCGATATCTGCGGTCGCGATTGCGGCGGCCAGCGGCGCACGGAAAGAACCGGACCGGTTCTCAACCTTGTCAAAGCGTGACATAGTGAAAGGCTCCTCCTCTCAGTTCAGAGGCCCATACGCCTGCACCGTGACCGAGGTCGCGAGCGAGTACGTCAGAGCGATGTTGGCGGTGGGGACGGCTCCATAGTTCGGCCGCTTGACGGTGAAGACCCGAGTCGCACCAGCGGCAATCGGGGCATTGTCGAAATCAGGCGCAGCGGCTGCACCCGTCGTGGGATCATCGAGATCGATGGTGATGGGAGCGCCGGAGCCGTTCGTAACCAGAACGACGTACTGCTTGCCCGGCTGCATCGGGATGACGTCCCCACCCCCAGATGCGTTGGAAGGCGCTGCAGTTACGCCAGCGCCAGATCGAGGGTCAAGCGGGGTGATCGTTGCCATGGACTTCCCTCCTTCAAGGACTCAGCTCCCGATGCCGCGCGTCCGAAGGGCAGGAACCCGGTTGGCCATGACTTTCATGTCCTGATTGGTGTCGCTCGCGCGTCCACCAGCCGGTGCTCCGGTACTGCCTCTTGGCGGGTCTGCTGCCGGGGTCGAGTCGATGAGGAACGGGTGAGACTTCGCGAGCGCGTCCAGCGCGGCCGTGAGGTTCAGCACAGTTCCGTCGTCTTGGATCTCGACCTTGGAGAGATCTGCCAGCTTCAGGGCGGTTGTGGGATCATGCCATTTGAACTTGTTGTCTTTCAGGAAAGCGTTCTCAAGTCGGGTCTCCCGGAGAGCCGCCGCGTTGGCATCCCGCGAGGCCGCAGCCTCATCAAGCGCCTTCTTGAGCTTCTCCTGCTCGGGCAGATCCTTCTCCAAGAGCTGACGAAGCTGGTCTTGCGCCTCGGTCCGCGTCTTGTCTGCTGCTATGAGCCGGGACTTGAGAGCGTCGTACTCCGCCTGCGACACTGTCGCGACTGGAGGAGTCTGCTGCTGTCCGGTCCCACTCGGATCTACCGCGCCGCTCTGTGCGTTCGGATCCAGAGGTGCTCCTGTACCCTGCCCGGTGTCGGTCACGCCGCCCTGTGCGCTCCCGGTGCCGCTCTGTGCACTCGGATCAGGCTGTGTCATGGTCTTTCCTCCGATATCTTAGCCCATCTACCTGGCAAGTCTATCTTGCCTCGTTAACTCGCTTCCAGTCCTCGAACGCCTCCCTGTGCTCCGGCTCCTCGCCTTGTAGGAATACGATCCCATTGTCACCGTTTACGCTGGTCCGGTGGTCGCGACCGAACACCTGGATGTCATCTGGGATGCCGTCAGGGAAGGCCTTACAGGTGCCCTTCTGCGGCCGGTACCGACTGCACGCCAAACACAACACCGGCATTCTGCTGGTCATCGCGCTTCCTCTTCCACAATCCGTTGCATGAACCTTCCGATCCGCTTGATCGCCGGGCGAGCGCTCGGGTTGGTCGTGAACTCAGCCCATATCTCAGCAATGATCTCAAACTGATTCTTCGCGCCATAGATGGAGACTTCCTTCTCCAATAGATCCTTGTTCCGGCGCACCCAGATGTACAGGCTGGTGTTGTCATGAAGGGCAGGAGGGACGAGGCCGAAGGTATCTGCCATCTCCTTCCACACGGCCTGGCGCGCCTGGAGGCTGTGCTCTAGGAAGTCGTCCATGTGGTGCCCTAGCTCATGCGCCATGAGGCTGCCCTGAGCGCTATGGCCGCACTTGCTGGACCACCCCGACTTCAGCTCCGCCTTGAACCCGAGGTCATACTGCTTCGAGAAGGCGTGCGGCGTAAGCGTGATCCGTCCGCCGTCATACCCGCCCAAGGCACTACGGCCGTTGTTAAAGTACCAGCGCTCCAGGGCGTTCCCGTTCAGGACCTCGACATCACCCATCTTGCTCATCGCCCGAGGGCAGAACTTAGCCTGGTTCATCATCGAGTCATGAACGATTTGGCGAGGCTTACCCACGGCCTTGTTGATGTCCCTGAGATGAGCCTCCAGCTTCGCAGATACCGCCTTCGGCTTCAGCGCCGGAGGTCCGGCTGCCTTCTTCGGTGTTGCGGTCGGCTTCGCCGTGCTTACCCGGGGCGTTGCGGTCGGCTTCGTGGTTCTAGGCTGAGGAAGGGCCTTGTCCTTCAGGTACTTGTCGTACTTCCCAGCCAGCAGCCCGTCCAGGAATGCATCCTCATCCGGGGACACCGGGGTGATGACACAGAAACAGTGCGGGTGTGGCTTCCGGGGCACGTCCTTGGGTGCATAGATCCCATCCCCATCCTTACCGCCTGCCGCGTACTGGTCGCACAGGTCCGGCTTCGGATGCGAGCTGGAGAGCGTCCACTTCATCTGATTGATCCAGGGCTTCTCGGCCGCTTGCTTGATCGAGGTGGCGTGGAAGGCGTTGTTGATCTCCGAGCGCGCCGTTCGCATCGAGGCGTAGCGCACCCCACCAGGCACCTTCGGGTCAAACCAGTCGCGTGCCTCCTTCGCGAACTCCCGAGCCGAGAGCCCACGAGCGAGCGCTGAGTTGATGCCCCTCTGGATCCGGCCGTCCATCCAGGCCTGTGTATTGTAGATGCGCTGCGAGAGCGGGACCTCACTTAGCGTCATCCGGGCAACAGCCGCCTCCACGCCCTGTTCAGCCGAGGCCGCGAGCGAGGTCCGGAGGTTCCGGGCCAGATCCGGATCGCCCAGTGCCTCCAGCAACACATCGTCAATCGCGCTCCCGAGGTTGCTCGCGGCCAGAGCCGCCTCGGCTCGCCTCTGTTCGATGATGTCGCCCAGCCTAGCGAAGACCTCTGCCTGTTGCCGAAGGATGTGCCGCTGTACGGTCAGGAGCTGCTCGATCCGCACCGCCTCCGAGATGCTCCGCTGGGCGGACATAGCCCTGAGCATGCGGTCTATGTCCTTGAACGCCTGATTCAGGACCGCGAGCAGGTCCGCGTCGGCTAGCTTCTGTACCTTGGCGTATGCGGCGATCCAATCCTTGGGATTCGGGATCGCCATCAGACCACAGCCCCTCCAGCGGCCGCAGCGTCAAGCCGACCTCCCACCGCGTCCACCATCTGGCCCTGCTCGTCCACCATCTTGGCTAGCTCATCCTTGGGGATGTCGTAGCCGAGGCGCTCCCGGAGGAGGACCTGAGCGAAGGCGATCGAGATGATCTTGTTGGTGACCATCTGTGTGATCTCCTCCAGGATCGCCTTCCGGTCGGGCGGGAGCGGGTCACCAAAGGTCAGCCGGAGCGTGACACCCTTCGCGTCGAGCCCCTCGAAGACCGGGAACCACATCGTCACGAGGTCATAAAGCATCTGCTCGGTCTTGGACTTGATCTCCTGTTCCTTCTCGGCATTCTTCGCCAGAATGGGCGCCATCTCGATCGCGAGCGCGACACCGGACTCAGCAACTGTCACCTCTACCCGCCCCACGGCGATATCCGGTGTGCCGGTCGTCTTCTGCGCTTGCCCCTCTAGCATGCCTAGGTGGTCCAAGAGCGGCTGCACCGAGGTCACGCCTGGGACTCTGTCGAAACGGTCCTCAGTGCTCTCTAGCTCCATTACGGAGGCCGGAGCGATCACCCAATCCTGCTCGTTGCCCTGGGAGTCCCTGGGCTTACCTGAGGTGGTGACGTAGATGCCGATCCCGGTAAGAACAACCGTCTGGTCTTCATCTGTAGCCGTTTGGGTGATGCCTGCTAGGAGCGTCTCGATTCCCTGCAGCTCGGAGATCCCGAAGGGCATGCCGCCTTCGCGGTTGTTCCGGTAGTGGTAGACCGGGATCGAGGTAATCCGACCGTCCAGCTCAAAGCCCTCTACTAGCGGGCTGTCCCCGAAGCGCGTGGGCACGTCGGCCTCTTCAAGGTCCAGCTCGGTGAACGGAGCCCGATCATCCCACTTGTCGACGGTGAAGAAGCGGAGCTGGGTCCATATGGCTCCAGTCTCCGTCCGGGTGTACTCCTGACGCTGGGCGATCGGCTCTCCCTCGTCGTCATCCACGATCGAGACGAGGTACACCCCGGCCACGCGCTCGGGGTCGATCGGGTCCACCTTCGTGAAGTACTGCGAGGGATCGACCTCGCGGATGGACAACCGGGTGCCCTCGGGCTTGGTGTCGTCGGCCGTCACGTGCAGGATCGCGTCACCCCGGATAAGCATCCAGCGCTTCATGGACAGGAACTTCGTCCAGAACTCCTCCCGGCTCGCGAGGTCGCTCCAGAG